GACTTTGCCCATTCAACCCATTTATCTTTTGATAATTTGGCGATGTAATGACTTATTCCAAAATAGAATAATGACCAGGCAATAAAATATGCTAATAATTCAAAAACTGAAATTACCATTAATCAAACCTGGGTACACAAACATAACGATCTGGGTTTTCCTTGAATATTATTTTTTCACCTAGTGGACATGTTGCATCCGAGGGCCTTGCTCCAACATCAGCTGTGGGAGGTGTAGGGCCATTTGTTTTAGGTGAAACAGGGAACCCTACTGCCTCCGCTAGTTTTGCCAGGACTAATAAGGCGCCTATATTCATGCAGGGACCCTATCCCACGTAGAGGATGTAACGAAACCAGGTCTAGAGCATCCAGCCCTTTTCATGTCGAACAACTTTGCAGTCCATGCAAAAGTCCCCTGTATTTTTTTTAGTCCTGAACTGTCATCTAGTTTTTTCTTGATCTCTATCAAGTCAAATTCAAAGCGTTCGCAGTTTGTACCGGTGGGTGTGGCTTCGGGTGGTGTGAAAGGCTGTGGCACCCCTCCTAAAATATCACCACCAATGTCGAAACCAGCACCTGCCAGTGCACCAAAAAAGCCCTGTGGGAACGCTAGAATAGTATCACCCATTTCTTCGCCAAATTCAGCTGCAGTACGGGATGGATCCTTTACCGCCTGGCTAACTGTTGCGATAACTCCGGCTAGCTGTGGTAGGGAGCTCATTAAATTTTTAATAACCAGGGGAAGTAAAGCCAAGAAAATTAATAATGATCCACCTGTACTGGAAGCAACTTTTGTAACATCTCCTAAAATATCCCTGGTTGATTTATCCAGGTCTTTCATCTGTGCAGATGTAACCTTCATGGGTTCACCTGTAACAGTGTTAATCATCCAGGCCATGTTATCGCCTCTTTTTTCGCCCTGCGGGAGTTTTCCTGAACGCTACACCCATTTTCTTTAGATTGGGTGAACCTGATCTTAACCTAAACCGTGGTTTCTTACTGTTAGCTTTTACAAATTTGTTCCAGGGTGACAGTTTACGTTTTGGTTTCCTGGTTGTTACTGTTGCTGTTACTATTGGTGCAAACAATCCATCCCTGGGTGATCCGCATTCAGAACAATACTTAGGCATAAACTCTACCTGTTATTGATCCAAAGCACGTTATATTGCTTCCATCTGTAGTACTGCCTTCAAATTTAATCTTTGAAAATGGAGGCAATAATATATTTAAAACAGTACTAGCACCATTATAGAACATATCTCCATCTGCGTCACTGGTATCATAGTTCTCGAAAACTATTTCATCGTTAATACTCATTATGTAACCAAAGGCTTTGCTTCCTGATACATCGGTATGATTAAGACCAAACGCAAAAGTTCCAACTAGATAAGAAGTACCAGTTGTGAATTCTAATAACGTCGCATCTACTCCATTGGTTATTATTACACCACCACTATTTGCATAGGCATGATCTCCTACATAGTTTAGACCTTTACTAGTACCTGATGGATTAGAACCACCAACTGGATTACCTGCGCCAGCCAGAGCCATTATGCTCCTAGGCGAATTGACAGGTAACTACGCAATCAATAGTTGCGACTTGAGTGGTTGCAATTTCGTAACTCACAGAATTACCAGGCTGCACTTTCACATCAGTATCAATGTTAACGTACATCAAATTAGATCCGGTAGATGATGGCATAGCAGTTTGACCACCTGCATTGAAGACCTGATCACCCTCTTTTAGGGCATTTCCTGTTATTTTTACCAAACCACAAAATTCTTCTACTGCATCAACAGCAAAAGAAACTGTGATATTTTTTATCGAACTTACATTTGTTGGAACTGTAAAACTACTTGAAACAGTTGCTGCTCCAAGTGCACTAAGCGCCTGGAAAACTCCTGCTGTCGTTGTACTTCCGCTTACACTTCTTGTTATTGCTAGAGACATATTTGTTTACTCCTCAAGCCCTCGCAACTACTGGCCCAATACGGGCAAGGATTTTAGATCCACCAAAGCCTCTTACGATTTGCTTTGCTATAAACGCAGTTCCGAGCGTCTTGATCATGAGATTTTTATTGGATTGAATTGAACTATTAAGACCAGATAATCCACCCTGGATATCTCCGTCTAACATAGTTTTGATATGTGTTCCGGCATCGCTTTGTGATAAAAGAGCGAGCCCTGCGCCTGTTTCGATCAATGGAATTGAAAAAGTCTTGCGAGCTCTGCTTCTACGAGCCTTTCTGCGTCTAACTACCATATACTCACATATGAGTAGGTGTTATTAAATGAGTAGGTAAACAATTATGAGTATAGCCTAGTTGCTTTATATTTCATATTCTTTAGTATAGCAGGTGAAACAGAATGACTAAAGACAAATTTGGTTTCGGTCTACGTCCTACAATGGACGAAGTACCACCAGGACAGCACGCCATATTCCGATTTACGGGACCAGGCAAGATCATAGAGACAGAGAAGTACGGAGAAAAGTATTCTTTTCCCGTTGAAGTCTCCTGGCATCCCTCCTACGATACCCTCCCTCCCCTATCTGGATTGGTTTCTACTGATAAGAGGGATAAGTTAGAAGCAGAACTAGAAGGACAGACTGTAAAGTGTGAATGGGAGACTAAATGCCAATCTGCTAAACAGTTGTATCATGCTCTTTTCAGTGCAGATGAACCCAACATAGTAGACATGACCAGGGATGATAAGTTCTCACTCAAGTTAGAAAAACATTATGAAAAGGATCTATGGCGACTTACTCGCTTTGATACAGGCGCATACTGGCTAGAGGTAGAATGACTCTGAAAGCTGATGGAGAATACCTAATACCTAAATGTTCAAAGCATAAAAGTTATATGAAAATATGCCAGAGTACATCTAAAAGATACCCAAGAACATTTGGTTTTTATTGTGATAAATGTGGAGATGACTTAGTAAATAGTTTTGGAGAGAGATATGAAACGAAACTGTAACCTTTGCTTGGATAGTGTAAATCATAAACGTACTGATAAATGGAATAAAAACAATGGATGGACCGTTACGATCTGTTATGATTGTCAAAAAGTAATCCAAATTATTAATCAAAATCGGCATAAACTCTAGCATTACAGTCACTTTCTGATAGAAGGACGGGAACAGGTAGAGGAGGTGGTGGGGTAGGATAGGGTATAAAAGTCGACTTCGGCCGCCTATACCCTACTCAAGCCCTAGCTTTGGGCTGATTTGGGGCTTATTAGACCCTTGCTCGGTACTGGTTTTACCTTTTAGCAACCCATCAAGCCCCTGGCGTTTCAATAATAGATCTGCAACAAACCCCATAATCGGGCTTTCCCTGGTTATCGCTTTGATTGTACTTTGTCCTGTGGCTTCATCAATCTTTTTGCTAGCAGCTCCTAGCGATCCATAAAACGAAGCCTGGAACGCTTCAAGTTTTTCATGCATTCTATCTTCAATCTCATTTACAACTGGATCCAGGATCAATAATAAATCTTCATCGCTTTCAGTAGACTTTGCCCATTCAACCCATTTATCTTTTGATAATTTGGCGATGTAATGACTTATTCCAAAATAGAATAATGACCAGGCAATAAAATATGCTAATAATTCAAAAACTGAAATTACCATTAATCAAACCTGGGTACACAAACAT